AAAAGCTCAAACATTATGCAGTCTCTGTGTACAGTCCACCTGAAAAGGTGATCGCGCCAACAGTGGCGAGGTCGCCTACAGCACCCATGACAGGTCGATACTCAGACATGAGAGCCGAGGTCACAGTGAAGTCTGGGTTCGTGCCAGCTGCAGCAACTGCAGAGGTAGGACGAACAACGACTGTGGTCGGAACGCCAACAAGACCCTTGAGAGTTGCATGCACCTTGGTGGCTGCGAAGTCTTGGTTGAAGTTGATTGTGACGGTGTTGTTCTGCAAACCACCTGTAAAGATGTGGCCGTTCACTGCTGATGCAGACATCGAAGTTACCTCGACGCTGTCCACGGCGTTGACAACTTCCACGCTCGTGACATAGGTCGTGAGGTCAACAGTGTTGACTTTCACTTGGATGTCTTTGTTTACATAAATAGCCATTACTCGGCCTCTGCTTCCTTGGTTGGTTTGGATGTTTTGTTTGCCTCGATGTGACCACCGAGAATGAGAGCCTCAACGGAGCATCCGATGAGTTCCTCGTCTGTGATTGTGTCGCCGGGCTTCTTGCCTGAGACATTGTCTGCGATGACTTTGTATGTTGCCATGTGTTCCTTTATGGGTACGCCACCCACGGCACGGTGACCGTGTAGGCAGGTAGTTCTTGATTGCCAACTGTGTAAACAGTAGGCGATGCATCTGTCGCTCCAGTTGCAAGCATCACTGTGTCCATCAGATCAAGAAGCGCAATGAGCGCGTCGAGGTTGCCCGGTGGTGGCATGAGTACGTTTACAGGAAACGACAGAGAAGTCTGGTTTGTTGATGATCGAGTGATTGTCGGGGGGTCAATGATTGCTGTGAGAGGCCTTGCGTTGCGTGAGTCTGAAACGACAACAACGCCAGCATCGGTCAGTGCTGTTTCCAGCCTGATGCGAGCGTCATTTGTTTGACCCACTATGCAACCTGTGGACGGTTCACGCCCCACAAACGCAGGATGTCGCCCATCGCTAAGGGTGAGCCTCCAGCCTGCATTGACTCATACGACATAAACGATTCTCCACCTGCAGCTCCACGCTGACGGTAAAGGTTCCCAGCCATCATTGTTGTTCCGAGTTTCACATCGGCACTCGGTGCAGGCGTTAGAGCGTCCGTGTAACCGGCTGCCCTTCTGCGCCTGTACGCAAGCGCGTTAGCTGCTTCCGTGCAAACAGTAACGAAGGCTGTGTCGTTGGCTGTCGCTGTTGCAATGCCAAGCCACGAGAGAACGTCTGCAGATGTGATCCATGTGCAGGCCGTCGAGGTGGTAGCCACTGTCCCTGTAGCCACCGACCTCTCAAAGTCTGCTCCAGCATCAAGGAAGAGAAACTGGTTCTCTCGGATGATGCTGTAGTCGAACCGTAAATCGCCTTCATCGTCTTGACCGAGGTACTCATACGGTGTGTTAGAGATGACCGTGTGCGTACCGTTGAGGTCGTGACCTGCTCCAGCAATCGTGACTGTGTCTTGAACCTGAATGTCAGTATCGACAAAGGTTTGCAGAACAACGACACCATCTAGGCGTGTATGAAACGCAAGATTGTATGTAGCCATTGTTCTGCAGTCCTTCTAGTTCAGTTAGGTCAGGTCAGGTTGAAACGGCGAAGGCCACCGGCAATCGTCACGATTGGGCAGAAGTAGCCGTAGATCATCGCTTCAATTTCGCCAGATGACGGAACATTGGTTGAAAGCATCAACTGTGAGGACTCGAACAGTTCAATTGCTGATGGCACAATCAAGAAGGCTGACTCGTCAATGACGGTTGAAACCATGTTGCTCGATACTGACAATGGAACGCCAAGGACGTTGCCGAAAAGCGTTGTCGCTTCGGCTGATCCTGCTGAGTTCTGTGGCTGTCCTGCAGAGAAGATTGGTCGTCCTGCTGTATCAACTGAGTTCTGCATGAGAGACCATTGGCCTACACCTGCTGCATAAGCACTGACGGTGTCACCTGTTGCCAAGTATGCAGCTGCAGACTCGGTTGAGATGAATGACTGGATACCTGCTGCAGTTGCAGCTGTTGCTGTTGCTTGTGTACCACCAGCGACGATTGCAGCAATTGTTGCAGCTTCAGTTGCCTTGCGATACGAGCGTGTCATGTTGTCAAGCATGAGCTGTGCGAACGATGGGTCTGAACGCTCTTGCAATTCAACTGACCAACGCTGGAGACCAGCGAGTTTGACGACAGTGCCGTTTACATACGAGGACACGATGCCGGTCTCGGATGGTGCTCCAGCTTCTGCTGTGGTTGCCACAGTTCCATTGGTTGTGATTTTTGGAATGGAGATTGTCATGCCCGATGCTGGGATGGCACGAGTACCACCACAAGCGTCGATGACTGGACGCGATCCGATGTTTACCTGTACGACGTTACGGTCGTAAACAACTGGCGAGAACGCAGGGTTTGTGGTGAAAGAGTCATCTACTGCTGCAAGGAACTTTGCCTTTGCCTCATCTGCAGCTGCAACCCATGAAGCAGATTCGCTCATTGGATTTAGTTTTGCGTTGATGTGGTGGTGAAGGTAATCGGCGTTCGTTTTGATTGGTGAACGTGGGGCTGTAAAGAAAAGTGATGTAGGCACTTGTGATGCCTCAACGACTTCTGGTGTTGGTTCTGACATTGTTTCCTCCTCGGAAGTGTCGGTTGTGGGGG